GGCTTCGGATATAGAGAAGAATCTAAAAAAAGTACGAACAGATGGAGAGCCGTTAGTCTCGATATCAACAGACGGGTCAAATCATGACGGCCATCAACACTGGTCTATAATTCACTGCGTCGACGTTTATCTGTTCAGGAATCTCATAAAGAGGGGTTGGATACAACGGACCCTCAAGAACTATTCCTATAATATAGATTGCGTCAGGTCAGTGATTGAAATTCCGCTTTATGAAAAAATCAGCAAACTGAAAATAAGGTTCGACAAGCATAAAAGAGCAACCTTCAAGATCAAGGGGACCACCTACAGCGGAAGCTGCAGCAGAACAACATTAGGAAATACTCTGAGAGTCTTCCTGTATTGGTATTACATCTGCTATAAATGTGGTTTCAGCGTGCTACTGTGGAATGATTCGGATTAGATCGCGGACGTATTCATATATGTATCAGGAGATGACTGCATACTATGGACCACAAAAAAAAAGCACGCAAAATAGAATCTGAGTACCTGAAATGGATGTCTTCAAACAAGGACAAGAAGGAGCATGGGCTAGGCCAATGCATCACAGAATTTATCGTGAGCGATTGGCACAACTTCGACTTTTGTTCGAAGATTGCTACCCTGTCTCCTAGGGGATCACTGGTTATACTTAGGGATCCTAAGAAAGTGTTTACCCACAGTAATTATCACCGTTACATGAGCGACACTGCTTACATGCCTCACTATTTGCATAGTGAGTATGTGGGTGAGTCTGTCCTACACGAGATGCCTGGCCTACTGTGTAAAAGCTATGGAAAGATGCGGAGGGATAAAGGCTTGCAAGTAAAAAGAGAGAGATCCAGGAAGAGGTCGTTATCTTCCTATTGGAAGTCCCTCGATGTTCGCAGGAAATTCTATAATATTAGCAAAAAACTTCCACTAGACGAATTGTGGATAGACAAATTTATCTGCCAAAAAATGAACATATCATGGCAAGATTATACATCAAACACTCTGGATTGTATATCCAATCGGGGTTTACTAACTTTTAGGTCCATGAAGATCTAATAAGTTTTATACCGACTTTAATTAATACTACCAATATACTTTACTACCTCTTCGTGCGAATACCACAGGAAAATTTATCGGCATACTTCTGCTAGTCATTCAAAGACTCTAAAAATGAGAAGACCTTTAAAGCGATAGGCACTCGTCAGAGTGGAAATAAGTCTATACGACATACACTGCTGACCCACTAAATGTGGGTTCCTACCAACGTCTATTAGAGTACTACAAACTCTCTTCACTCTCCAAGGTTAGAGTGTAAAAATAAACCCACAAAGATTCGATCTTTGGCGCCCTGCCACCCTTGTTGGGATTGGT